GAGCCATGACACGCTCGATCGCTTCTCGATCATAGTCACCGTAGACGAATAAATCTGGAATGAACTCGGAATAGAAGTGGTTCCCTTCCTCTGTACCACTGAGCACGATCCCAGCTGGAAGATGCTTCTTGTGGAACATGATATCCTTGACCAATGTTGATTTCCCCGTGTTACGCTTACCTATGAAGACACACACACGATCATCTGTCATGGTCGCGGGGTTGAATTTCTTCAACTGAAGATTCATTCTACTGTAGTGTCCCGTTTTATTTCATAAAATTTTACTCACACATAGTAGATATGTCCGGGGTTGCAAAACTCGCAGTGACCGGCGTTCAGGATCGTTGGCTCACAGGTGATCCAGATTTTTCATACTTTCTCACAAAGTTTAAAAAACACACAAAGTTTGCTCTGGAACAAATCGAAACACCCTTCGATGGTACTGTCGACTTTGGGAAGGAACTACGATGTATCATTCCACAGAATAAAGGCGACCTCATCAAGGGTATGACGGTCAAGTTTCTTTTGACTGCACCTGGTGGTGGCCTGACATATGTACCATCTCTTTGTACGAGATTGATAGATACAGTTGACCTATACATTGGTGGACAACTCATCGAGCGTGTGACAGGAGAGTACATGTATATGCAACAACAACTTCACAACACGATCGACGATGCTGAACAGACGCTGTACTTTCTGAACGGTCACGGAAGTCAGGTTCTTGATTACACGGGTGACTATACCTTCTTTATCGATATCCCATTCTATTTTAACAGAGCATCTTCACTGTCGATACCGACGACAGCCATGTCTAAACAATTGGTTGAAGTCGTGATTAAACTTAATCCATTGGAGACCATCATCAATGGAACGATTCCTTCGTCTGGTGTTGACTCGGTCATAAAGAACATGTCTCTGGATACAGAGTTTGTTTTCGTGAGTGACGAAGAGCGAATGTATCTTCAGTCCATGCCCCTCGAGTATCTCATCACACAACTCCAAGTGTCACAGATTCTTTTCAAACCAGGTGAAACCCGTAAGACCTTCATGCTCAACTTCAAACACCCTGTTCGAGAATTACTATTCATCGGTAAGAAGGGTGACGAGCATGTAAAGGTTGAACACGTCACGTTAGACTTCAATGACATGAATGTCATCGACGCTGACCATCTTTTCCTGACCTACGAACAACCACTTTTACATCACGTGAATAGCCCAGAAGAGGGATACGCGTTCGGTGTCTACAGTTTTGCTGATAACCCCGAACAACACACACCATCCGGACACGTGAACATGAGTCGCATCTTTCACAAACGTATGACGATCACCATTGAACCATCCACGGACGACGTACTCGTCAAGGTCTACGCCATCAATTATAACATTCTACACATCCAGAGCGGTCTCGCAGGTTTAAAATTTTAAAGGGGTATAGTAGTAATGGCTGGTCGGATTCAGCTTACAACGAAGGGTGTCCAGGACATATACTTCACGGAAGAACCAGACTATTCACACTTCGTGCAGTTATTCAAAAAACATACGAATTATACGACACAGTTTGTAAAGCTGGATGTTGACGGTGATCCAGAATTCGGAAAGACTGTTCGTCTCACCATTCCCAAAGATCAAGGTGATCTGATCAAGACGATTAGTTTGGACGTCGAACTGAATCCCATAGCCGAAGCCGAAATCACTCGCACTGGCTACATCGAATCGATCGGTCATGCCATGATTGAATACGTCGACATGTACATCGGGGATGAAAAAATCCAACACATCCCGAGTGATTATCTACAGATATACTCCGAACATAACTATACACAGACCAAGCAGAAAGCCCTCGAAAAATTGATTGGAAAATACCCTGATCGTACGTCGAATGTACCAGTCGCGAGTGGTGTCATCTTGGGACATCTTGGACCTGCCACGACATCTCGTAAACTGTTCATCGACATACCCTTTTACTTTTACCAGAAACCAGAACTTGCCATTCCACTCTGTGCCATGTGTTATCAAGAAGTCACCATCGAGATTAAGTTTAGGGAAATTGAAGACTGTGTCGTCAAGACGGATCCACCCGTTGATGATACTGTTCAAACAGTTACCCTGGACTACGAAGTTGAGTCGAGTGAAGTACTTACGTCCAATATCATGGTTGTATCGAATGATGGATTATCCTTCGCTTCTAACGTCAGCGACAGCATCGAAATTACAGGACAGACGACCTTCGTTGGTGACGGTATCGTATCACCCGCACTGAATGTCATCGTGAACTCGTCAGGTATTTACCGTTACGAAGATGAACAATGGGTACAGAGATCAATTGATAGTGTGTCAGGTGATGTCCAATTTTCGGATGACGGCAACGTCGTCGCTCAAATCGGTCACGGTCTATGGGAGTGGAATGGAACTGGCTACGATTTTAGGAGTAAGACCGATTTATTAGCACTTTCAAGAGATGGGAGTATTTACGGTACAAGAACAACCGGTGTCATTAACGACAGTTATTTCATATATAACAGAACAACAAATGTACAAATAGGAGACCAGTTTGTTTTTCAAACGTCCCCCGGGGCGACAGTCAGGTTTTCTTATAATGGGTATATAATCGTGATTGGACTTGACAGTACGAACGAGCTTAATATTTTCGAATTTTCTAATAATGAGTGGATTGCCTATGGACAAGTGCTGGAATTATACGAGATTGGTGACATCAATCTAAATAATCTAGGAACCTCCATGTTTGTGTACAACGTCAATGAACTGTATGATACTGTTTATAGTGGAGTAGGTATAGTGTACGTTTATGATGTCTCCACTTCACGTTGGGTAGAAGTGTATAGATACAGGGGTAGTAATGGTATGTACACCAGTATGAATGACACAAATACATTGTTGACAATTAAAAAGGCGTATAATGAAACAGACTATATCAAACTCCAAAATATTACGAGATCCGTTGAGAATTACGACGATATTATCGTTCAGGGGGTTGAAAACAGTACGGACACCGGGAATAATGTTTATGGTGTAGGATATCAGGCACTTGTCACACAAACTGTAAATTCCGTTTTATTCAACACGAGCACATCATATACCGTAAATGCAACACAGACGCTACCCGTATTAGATATAATTTCGGTTCGTATATCGGATGACGGTCTTGTATTACTGGTGTTCATTGGGTTTAGTATAAAAGTTTTCAAGCGTAATCGTGACATTCGTTTATTTACGGCGACGCCACAGATAAATGGTACCGATTTATCTTTTGGTGGAGAAACGTTTATAAAAATGTACATTTCCAAGACGGGTAAATATTTCGCTACCGTGACGAGGGCGGTTACGAATGAATATATTGTTAGAGTTTATAACATCACGAGCGACAGTGCATTTAACAATATTGTAACAGATAAACTTCATACAAATATAACAACAATTGAAACGAGGCTCTTTTTTAACCATGACGAAACGGATATCGTTATTTACGATACAACAGTAAAAGTTTACTCATTGGTGAATCCAACATATCCACCAACGGAGCTCGTAGATATTGATCCCTTTAATCATCGTGTATATGCAGTTTCTAGAGATCTTAATCGATATGTTAAGTATGATAGTGTCAACGGAGTTGTAAAGATAGCTGATTCGGACGGTTCTAAAAGTGGATTAAACTTAAATATCGAGGATGTCCGAGATATCACTATTTCCAAAAATGGTGCCATTGTAGCTTTTCTCACTGAAAGGTATACCTACGTCTATTCATTTAATGACAATGGTTGGACATTGAAATCTTCACTCTATGTGCGTATAGATGATATATCCGAACTGTACGATTTCAAGATGTCGGATGATGGGAATGTATTGGCATATATAGACGCTGATACGTTCGCAAACAAGTCACTCGTTCGATTATATGTTTATAACGGGGTTGACTGGGACAGGGTATTGAGCGAATCAGACCTTGTAATGAACGGTTCGGGCGTAATTGCTGATATAGGGTACGATATGAATTACTATACATACGTGGGTAATACCCCACAGAACAATTACTTAACGATAAAAAAGATAAACACACAGTCCGAAACCATCATCGTCAACGTCGACCAGGAATTTTCTAGACTGTTCCCTAACCAGATTAAAAGTTGCAAAGTCTGTCTAGAGATGGCGTTTCTTGACGAATACGAACGGACTTTCATAAAAAAACATAAAAAAGATTACGTCATCACCCAACTGCAACAGGGGACATACACCATACCAAGGACGATAGAGTCTCATAAGATCAGGACACGGTTCGTGAATCCGGTCAAGGAATTGTATTTTGTGATCAGACGGGTTAACAATAAGGGGTATGAGGACTTCGTGTCACCCTTTGACTACGACAATGACAGGATCACGAGTGAGAACAAACTCATCTTCTACGAAAATCTGAAAAGTTTAGAGTTGACACTCAACGATACACCAATTCTTGATAAGGATACGGGTAACTTTGTATTTCTCAAGTCTATTCAGCCCGCAATCCATCATTCCAAAACACCACTCATACGAAGATTCTACAGTTACAGTTTCGCGTGTGAACCTGAACAGGCACAACCGACGGGACAGGTGAACTTTAGCCTCATCAATAATCAATTGATCACGGTCAATGTCACCGAAAATACAACCTATGACCGAACACTTCACGTCTACGCCTTAAGTTATAACATACTTAGATTGAATAAAGGTATGATGCGAATGATATTTAATACGTAATGGAACAACAATACATTACGTC